CTTCAAAAGAGTCTGAAAATCGAAGTTTTGAAAATGGAACAACAGATGTTCCCGACACCAACAGCAATAGCAGACTCAAATTACGCAGACCCAAAACACGATCACAAGAAAAGGATATTAAGAGGAGTTGTACACAACAAAAATTTAACAGCACACGAAGCCAATCTTATTGGGCAGTTGAACCCAACGTGGGTCGAGTGGCTAATGGGATTCCCAATAGGGTGGACAGACTTAAAGGACTTGGAAACGCAATAGTGCCACAGGTGGCAGCCTTAATTATGGAAAGAATAAAAAATATTGATTAACGTACGCAACAAAGGCAAGCGTGGCGAACTGGAAGTGGCAAAGATCATCAACCGGGCGCTGGGAACAAACGTAAGGCGCACGCCAAACTCCGGAGGTCTTTCTTTTAAAGGCGATATAATTGACATCGACTATAATTCGGTGATCCACGACTGCCACTTTGAAATAAAGAACCAGAAGAAGATACAGTTCCCACTATGGTGGAAGCAGGCAACAGGCGATTGTCCGCCGGCCAAGATACCGCTTGTCATATTCAAACATGAACACAAGTGGCTGGTTGTCCAGGAACTTAACGACTGGCTGTATAAAATTGACAAATAACACATACCAAAGGAAAAAACATGATATGTCCATACTGCGGAGGAGGACATGGAAAGAAAAAAGGAGTCCGAAATTACCAACAGCGCTTCATCTGCTATACGTGCAAAAAGCAGTTCCAAGCGCCGTTAGACACTTCATCTAAATCCTTTCCACGAATACTCTTATTTGATATAGAAACTTCACTGATGAAAGTGTATGTGTGGGGATTGTACAAGCAATACATCCCGCACAACAACATCATCGATACCTGGTTTGTTATAAGTTGGTCTGCCAAGTGGCTATACGATAAAAAGCTGATGAGCGACACAGTAACGCCGGAAGAAGCGGTCAAAAAAGACGATAAGCGTATACTGAAGTCCATCCATACACTGCTGAACCAGGCAGATATTGTTATAGGTCACAACGTAGACAGGTTTGACATACGCAAATTGAACTGGCGGTTTATTTCAAACAACATGAAACCTCCGCTGCCATACCGAAGCATCGACACGCTGAAAATTGCACGCAGTCAATTCGCCGCACCGTCATACAAGCAGGACTATCTCACAAAATACTTCACCTTGGAACAGAAGCTGAAAACAGAATTCAAATTATGGACTGACTGTATGAAAGGAGACAAAAAAGCACTAAAACGCATGGCACGCTACAACCGGCACGATGTGATTGGACTGGAAGAAGTGTATTTGAAGATGCGACCATACATAAAGAACCATCCGAACCTTGGAATTCTCATGGATGATGACGTATGCACCAACTGCGGAAGCTACAACCTGGAAGAAACGGAAGCGGTTTATTTCACTTCGGCCAGTAAGTTCCCGGTATTCCGATGTTCTGATTGTAAAACGCCATACATCCGGGGCAAGAAAAACGTGAACCAGAATAAAACACAACTAAGACCGGTGGCAAGATGATTATTGACAGAACCGATTTCAAGATCAACAGACTATCACTGATACAGAAAGTCAAAAAGAAAAAGTATGAAAAAAAAGAACCATATTATTGTCCAAAGTGTAACAAGATATGGCAAGTCCATTCAAATATTACAGAGACAAAGTCACACGATAAAATGGTCCCGCAATATTTGACAGGATTTCCAAAGTTCGGATGCACAAAGCGTATCTGTATATTATGCAAAAACAAACATCATGATAACGTGTCCACACTGTAACAAAAGAAAAGCCGTATATGAATTCACTGATATTCTCAAAATAATAACACGTTCATGTTCTGATGACAGATGTTTTAAGAAGGCAAAACAACAGCAGGATCATGTTAGAAGACATCCCGGACAACGGTTACGAATTAGCTGAAGAACTGGAACAGGCTGAAAAAGCGAAAGAACGCCTGTTATGGATCAACCGCGGATTCGCCTGGTGTTATAAGATGACGGAACGCCAGAGAGAAGTGGCATATTATAAGTTATTCACCGATAAAACAGAAGAAGACATCGGTAAAATATTAAATATAGACCAGTCAGTTGTTAATAGAAACTGGCATAGAGCCATCAAACAAGGCTCAAAAGTAGTAATATAGTACATAATTTGACCTATAAGGTGAAGGCTGCCGTTGCCTCTCCGTCATATAGTATCTGAATTCTCACAGGACGGAATAAGAAAAACGGCAACGGTTAACCGGTTAATTCGTGAATTATGAAGAAAACAAAGGCGTAGCATTGAGCGCTGAACTTGTCGGCATAAAAAACTTAAAAACAACTCACATCTGGCGATTGGAATTCGATGTATATGAAGTGGATTCCGACAAGGTGAAGGAGTTGTTTGACTATATAGACAGTCCGGTTGCGTTAGGAATTATTAAAGATGGCTAAAGCGGAGGTCAAACGGTCGCCGAACGGACAGTTCATCGGATCGGGAAGTCCATCCACACAGTTCAAACCAGGCAACAACGCCAACCCAAACGGAAGACGAAGCGCTGCCAAGGATATACTGAACAAACTGCTGGACACACCGGCAGACAAGAATACACGCAGAGAAAGACTGATGGATAAGCTGATACTCATGGCAGAGCGTGGAAACCTGAACGCAATAAAAGAAGTGATGGACAGAACAGAAGGAAAGCCACGTGAATTCGTTGAACAGAAGATAACCCGGGATGAAGTTGTTATTAAGTGAAGTTTATAATAGAGCAGGACAGGATGCTGTCTCATCAACTCCGTTGGTGGAATTTGCCGAACCGATATCGACTTATGGTAGGCGGGTACGGATCAGGAAAAACATACATCGGAGCGCTGAGAAGTATTTATCTGTCGTATGTAAACGCACCGCTGCCGGGGATGTACGTAAGCCCGACACACGGACTGGCCCAGAAGACGATCATACTGACGTTAAAAGAACTGTTCGAAAGAAGCGAAGTTGATTATGTATACAACCAGCACAAAGGAGAATTTCGCATCCATAACTGGAACGGTTGTATCTGGATTGGCTCAGGTGATAAGCCTGATAGCCTTCGTGGTCCTAATCTTGCCTGGGCTGGTATTGATGAGCCTTTTATACAAAAGCGTGAAGTATTTGAGCAGATGACTGCACGTGTAAGACATCCGGAAGCATCACAGTCTGAGATATTTATGTCCGGAACGCCGGAAGAATTGAACTGGGGTTATCAGCTTGTGAACGACTCCAAGATAGACATCGGCACAGTAAACGCATCAACGCTGGACAATCCGCATCTGCCACAGGAGTACAAAGATTCACTGTTGGCTGCATATTCACAGGAACAGATAGATGCATACGTTCACGGCAAGTTCGTCAACTTAACTCAGGGCCGTGTCTATAAAGACTTCGATCGGGACAAGCACGTGATGAAGCGTGAGACGGACGGCTGGGATATAGGCGCAGGCATGGACTTTAATGTTGATGCTATGAGTTGTGAGATATTTGCCTACACAAAGAAGGAGATCCACGTATTCGATGAAATAAGACTGAAGAACTCAGGCACGTATGACATGGCAGAAGCACTGAAGGAGAAGTATCCAGGTATCAAAGTATTTCCTGACAGCACAGGATCGGCACGGAAGACATCGGCAAGCCAGTCAGATCATGACATATTAAGACAGGCAGGATTCCAGGTATTAGCACCGCGCAAGAATCCACCTGTTCGTGACAGGATAAACTCTGTCAATCGACTATTGCGTGAAGAACGAATAACATTCTCCAACTGTCCATATCTCATCATGGACATGGAACGTAACGTATTCCGTAATGGTGAACCGGATAAGCGAGATCCCGAACAGTCGCATTCCTCGGATGCAATCGGCTATTCCTCCAATTTTTTGATGCCGATTCATGAACGCATAGTAAAGGTGAAACAATGGTAAATAACTACTTCGGTGAATCGGTGAACAAGGTTGTCCTTCCGGAATACGGCAAGGATGCAGTGTTGAAGTCTCTCAGGCATTCCGAATATTTAAAAGAAGACAACCAGATAGCAGAACGGAACACGGCGCTGGACTTCTACTACAACCGGAACTTAGATAAGCATATCGATGAATGGTTCAGCGGATCTCAACATCTCAGGCAAGTACCGGCGTTTCCGCAGTCCATAGTTCCACGCTTCGCACGTGCCAGGATGTTGTTATACAAGAATCCACCGATCCGACTGCTGAACGGTGAGGAGAACGATGACTACAAAGAAGCCGCATATCACCTGAATTCAAAGACACGTGAGATGGCAGAACTGACTTGGCTGTTGGGCGATGCTTCCATGCGGACCAAGTGGAACAAAAACAAAGAGCGTATGGAATACGACATCCTTCCAAACGTGAAGAAGTACTATGTCAACGGCGAATCAGAACCGTTTGCAGTGTCCTATGAGATCGGGCGTGCCATGAACAGCGAAAGGCAATTCATATTCTGGTCTGAATCAAGAGATGGAGAGATGGGCCAACACTTTATATTCTCACAGTCCGGAAAGATCATAGCAGTGCCGGGCAATCCGGAAATGATCAATCCATATCAAATTATTCCAATATCACACGCCTGCTATCCATCAAACGCTTTGGATGTGGTTCGTGCTGCGGTTCAGATATCAATCGCCATGACG